GATAAGCTTTTCCCGGCCGACTACGAAGATCGCACCGAACAACAACGCGCTGACTTCCTATCCGGATCGCTGGAAGAAGTGGGAACGGTTCAAAAAAACGAGTTCTGTTTAATGGAACTTTGGGTGAATGCATTGGGGCGCCGGAAAGAAGATTATACAAGCGCGAAAGGGCGCGAACTGGCGGCAGCTATGAGACAGCTAGGCGGATGGTACAAAGGAAAGTTAAATAGAACTAAATTGTACGGCCGACAAGTAATTTATATCCGTAAATGGAGCAAGGAAAGCCAAAAATTACTATCTTTGTGATACCGAATTAAAACAATACTTTCTTTTCTAATTTTTAAGGTTAATACTTTTAGGGTGATTTTTCAGTTAAAAAGTCTTTCGTAGTGATACGCGAGACTTTATTTTTGTTAATATACTAAAGTTTTTTGAGAAAAGTTTTGGTAGATCATAATTAAGTCGTATCTTTGAAATGTCAAAAGGAAATAAACCAATTAAAAATTAAAGATATGAAAAGTAATCAAGGAATAGTAGACGATAAAGAAATGACAGCCCGCCGCCGCTTTTGGAACAAAAGAGGATTTTTTGGGGAGCCTACAAAGAAACAACTCGAGCGGGATTCAATGAAAATGCAGAAACTAGTTAAGGCGTTGAAAACCTTTTCCCTTGAGGAAGTTAAGAAAATACGCGCTACAAATTGGCCGGGTAGATCCTTCACCAATGACATGCACACAGTGCGGAACGCTAGCAAATCAGATTTTAATCATGCGATATCAACCTTTAAAATATTTTAGATCATGGATTTAGTAAGAAAAAGAATCGACGAGGAATTCGCCGACAGTGAATGCTTCGTTACCAAGCATATTATTTGTGATTTGGAACTGAAAGTAGTTAGAGTTAAGTGCACCGCTGACGAAATTTATACGAACGGCGAATACTATTGGAGCTTAGATTACATCGTTAACGGTTACGCGGAAACTACCTATAATGAATATGTAGAGTTTATGTATCGGCAAGCTGTAGAAACTGCAAAGCGAATGGAGAAATTTTCGGGAGTTAAAATTAATATTTGGAGGTATTGATATGAAACAGTACGAAGTGGTATACGGAAAAGCCAATTGGAGATCACGTATCGGTGTTTGGGCGAAGAGCGTTAAAGACGCCCGCCGCCAAGTAGAAGAGAATTTAAAGAACGGTGCAACAATCATTAAAATTATAGAGTTATGAAACAGTTTATAGTTTACACGTTTTGGGCGATCCTATTTGTATTATTCATTTTGTTGTGCTGCGAGCCGACAACTAACATTTAAAAAATATGATACAGATACTAAGAGCTAATATAGTAACCACAGCGGGAACTATTGTAAGAGACTACACAGAAGTAGCGGACGAACTAGGGGTCTACATGGTAGAGGATATAGAGGCGGAACGCCAATGCATCGCCGACTATTACACTTCACAAGGGTACACCGTGAAAAGGGTTAATCTAATGTACGTAACAAAATGATTTTAGATATTATCTTAGCGGCGGTACTTATCGCGATCGCCGCTTATTATCCAATTAAACTTATAAAATTTTACAGTATGGAAAGTTTTGAACAAGGCCTGAAGGCCAAAATTACACAGGACTTAAGAGAAGGGAGAGTTTCTACTAACCTTATTTTGATGACGACTGGCGCGGGTGGTTTTCGCCTTATGCGTAACCAATTAGATGTTATCTTTGAGTGGATGGTTCAGAATACGAACGCATGGAAAGTGCACACGTACGCAGACGAAAAGATAGTAGTGGTGTTTGCACATTCTCCATTCCACCCGGAAGAGTGGGACAATTACGAGGACTACAAACACGTTATGCGCCAAATGTTCGGCGATTACGGAACAAAGGATTTTTTTCACGTCCCGTACCACTGTGGAAGAATCTGGCCGGATTAGGAAAAACCTAGCCGCTATTGACCACCCGATTAATAAGTTTGATTACGTTATCTTCAATCACGAAGGAATGGAAACTCTAGGAATGATAACGGATATTAGTGTATATAATCACGAGTGCATTGTTCGCATATTTTCCGGACCGAAAAAAGGTATGTTTTACGCGGGTAACATATCGGAGTTCATAGCGGTAAGCCATGAATCAGCCCTGAAAGAATTGATAAGACAAAAGGAAGAATGGAAAGAAAATAAAAAATACAGCAATGAGTAACAAGAAAAAATTAAAATCAAAGGACGGTGCTACACGGATCACACCGGATAAGTACACAGGAGATTTTTGTGGACGGTTTAAGCTGCAAGTATATGACAAGGCTAGCGACAGTTGGAAAGACCTGGAAGGGTGCGGCGGTCTGACATGGACGGAAGCGACCACAGCCCGGAAGAACTTCGTAGCACTACGCAGAGCGTGCAAAGTGGCAAACAGAGCGAGCCTTAACATTAACGTACCAACGAATGAAGGCAACGGAAACTAGTGAGAAGGTATTCGAGCGTACTATGTCTAAGTACGTCGAGAGTAAAGGAGGGATGGCAGTTAAACTGCTGTCCCAATTTATTAATGGCTTGCCGGATCGAATGTACTTGTTACCGGGCGGTACGGTTATATTTGTTGAGTTCAAGTCTACGGGCTGCAAGCCTAGACCAATACAGCGCGTTATACTGGACCGGATCGCCGCGCTCGACTTCAATGTACGTGTAGTGTCGAACCCCGACGAGTACAACGATTTGAAGGAATTAATAGACTTTTACGTTAACGGACGTTAACTAAGAACGTTTAATGCAAATCAAAGTTAGGAGTTTACCCTATATTTTGGTAGTCCGATAACTTGTCGTATCTTTGAAATGTCAAAAGGAAATAAACCAATTAAAAATTAAAGATATGTTAGAACTAATAAAAGGATTTGGAGAATTTAATAACTGGAGAGGTTGTATAGGCATTTACTTCACGCAGAAAGATTTAAGACCGCTAAAGAAATTAGGCATAACAACCGAGACTAGCCTAAAGGACGCGTATATTATTTTATCTAAAATATAAGAATAAATCAATTAACCCGGGCGGGTAACACCGCCCACAACACCCAAAAGATATGAAAGAGAAACTTTTAGAAGCAATGAACGCCGGGATATTTAAAGCGCACCTATTATTAGAGTACACAGGTTGTACAGATCTAAACGAGTTTTGCGAGGCGATGCTATCCTTGGTAAGGGAGAAAAGGATCAGAAGATCAGAAGTTACAGGATATTACGAAGTTATATAAATCATTTAAAAATTAGAATCATGAAAAAGTTAATCAGTATTTTAGCAGTAGTTTTGTTATCAGTTAGCGCAATGGCACAAGTATCATCCGCAAGCGGGAGCCTAAAGACGCTTAAGTCTTTCCGCCTGGGAACATGTAAGATCGTAGAAGTAACGAAGGGCGACGCGGTAACCTATCAGATCACCGGACAACTAGCCGGGACTAGTTCCCTGGAAATGGACATCGATCTAGGCGACGCAGACGCAGCAGTTAAGACACTCTTAAGTCTGGCCGAGTACAAACCATCAAGCAGCAACGAGATAGTACACCTTAACAACCCGGCGGGACATACCGCACGTTTCCCAAAGATGGCGGGTGTGTGGCAGATATTCAGCCCGGGCAATCAGTTCACCGTTAACATCTCACGTAACGAACTTAAGAAGATGGCGGAAGCAATAACCAATAATAAATAAGATCATCATGGAAGTATATAGAAACAACAACGGGCAATTACTCAAAGTAACAAAAGCCCAAAACGGGCGGATCGTAGCAAAGTGTGAAAATGAAACGAAGAGTTTCGAGAACGAAAAGCAGTTTAACGTGCACCTGTACAACAAAGGTTTCCACCTTGCAATGACAGACCGAGCCACACTGTTTGCACGCCGCTACGAAGAAGCCAAAGACTTATCAACGTTTATCGATACGCTCCCCAACAGGGAACTAGCTTTTCAGAAAGACGGATCAATTTACACATGTTGGTTTTTGGAGTTCAAGCCTAACGGAATGGTAGAAGTTAAGGCTAATACCGATTTCTCATACACCAACGGACTAGGCTATAAAGCCGTGACATTGAACCTTTCAGATTTAATCGTAATTCAGGGAGATATTTAATTATGGTAGACTTCAACAAGAAACTAAAGGTAGACCGCATCAATCTATTTTGTGATGTGGTTACGAAGATGGCGAACGGAACGCCCGCCGAGGGCTACACGATTGGGGACGCTATCAAGCAATTACCCGAGAACCTGCAACAGTATTTAATATCGGAAGTGCCGGACGTAATACTAAGAAGGGAGTACAGCCGCCGGGAACTACACAAGGGTGACAACGTAGCGTTCGAGGGGGCTGACACAATAGCCGAGGTTTACAAGGAAGAAGTGTTTAACGCCGATAAGGCGGAAGCCGTGAAGGACTTGCTAGGGATCAAATCAAAGTTCCCCGATATACTGGACGTTATCGCCGAGGTCCTTAAGTGTTTTCCGGAACGGTATACGATGGATGATATTTACGATATGTTATATAAAAAGGATTTAGGGTTATGAAAACAATAAGAGTAGACGGGCGTACATACGCCGCGGTGGAAGTAGATGAAAACACAATGTGCAAAGGCTGCATCTTTTATACGGTCGGGTGGGACATGAATACGCCACGATGCGCCGCGGTTAATATCCCCGAGCTTCAGTGCGACGCGGATAATAGGGAGGACGGAAAGAACGTGATATTTAAATTAATGGCTAACAATGTTACAAAGAAGTAATTTACACGGCTATCAGCGTACCGCCGTCGAACACATCAAGCAACACCCGGACGCGGCTCTGTTCCTTGATATGGGACTGGGAAAGACGGTGAGCACGCTAACGGCCGTAGCCGATCTAATAAACGAGTTCGAAGTAACTAAGGTACTTATAGTAGCGCCTAAACGCGTCGCGGAAATGACTTGGGGCGATGAGATCGATAACTGGACGCATATCCGACACCTTCGTTTGTCAGTCATTAAAGGCACCGCCAAACAGCGCGAGATCGCAGCAAGGGCTGACGCAGACGTGTACACGGTTAGCCGGGACAATCTCGTATGGCTTCTGCAAATGTGGGGCGGGTCTAAAGTTCCCTACGACATGTTAGTACTGGACGAGTTAAGCAGCTTCAAAAATCATCAGTCTAAACGCTTCAAGGCCGCAAAGATTATCCGCCGGAGTGTTAGCCGGGTGGTGGGTCTGACGGGAACGCCCGCGCCAAACGGACTTATTGACCTGTGGGCGCAAATGTATTTAGTCGATGGAGGGCAAAGACTGGGAAAGACGATCACCGATTACCGGGCCAACTACTTCAGACCGGGCGCGCAGAACGGAGGTATAGTGTACGAGTACAAACCGCTTGCAACAACCGAGGCGGTATTAGGCGAGAAGATAGCCGACATCACGTTATCAATGAAAGCCCTAGACTTCCTAGATATGCCGGAACTTACATACCTCAACAACTACGTAGAGTTATCACCAAAGGTGAAGAAGCAGTACGATAAGTTCGAGGAGGATCAAGTACTAGAGCTGTTGCGGGACGCCAACTACGACTACGCCGAGATCACCGCACTAAGCGCAGCGGCCCTGTCAAACAAACTCTTACAGTTCGCGGGCGGTGCGATCTATGACGCGGAACGGAACGTACATACCGTGCATGATGAGAAGCTAGAGACGTTGGTAGAGATGGTAGAGGCCGCGAACGGGTCGCCCGTACTGGTGGCGTACAACTTCCAGCACGAGAAAGCGCGCATACTGGAAGCCCTGAAGAGCTTTGGCGCAGAAGCGCTGGAAGGCGTGGATAGCGTACGCAGGTGGAACGAGGGAAAGATACCCGTCCTAGTGACACACCCGGCTAGCGCGGGGCACGGTCTGAATATGCAGAAGGGCGGCAACCGTATAATATGGTACGGTACTACTTGGAGCTTGGAATTATACCAACAGTTCAACGCGCGGTTATGGAGGCAGGGACAAAAGAATAGCGTGTTTGTCCATCACATTATTACGCGGGGTACGATTGACGAAAGGGTTATTGGAGCATTGACCGGGAAAGCGGATACGCAAAACGGTTTAATGAATATGGTTAAGGAACTAATTAAAAAATATAGAGTATGAAATACATGGGTAGTAAGTGGCAGATAGCCAAACATATCCTACCTATCATATTAGAAGGTAGAAAAGACGGTCAATACTATGTAGAGCCGTTTTGCGGCGGGTGCAATATGATAGATAAAGTACCGGGTAATAGAATAGCTAACGATAGCAACCCTTATTTAATTGCGATGTGGGAGGCGTTGTCCTGGGGGTGGGACCCGCCAAAGACCATAAGCAGGGAGCATTACCTCGATGTGCGGGCAAGCTATAAACAAAATTCAGATGAATTCCCGATGCATTATACAGGTTGGGTTGGTTTTACGGGGTCTTTTAACGGCACATTTTTCGGTGCGTATACGGGTCACTCAGTTATGGACGCACGCGAGGGAGTTATAGATTATATAGGCCGGGCAGCCCGTAATATATTAGCTCAAGTCCCGTTAATAGAAGGGGTGCAATTCACTAATCGAAGCTATAACGATATGAGTATCCCCCCTAATTCTATTATATATTGCGACCCACCGTATGAGGGCGTTTCAAAATATGCATGCTCAATAGACCACAAAAATTTCTGGGATTGGTGCCGGGAGAGAGTGGCCGAAGGGCATAAGGTGTTTGTTTCTGAATACAACGCCCCGGACGACTTCGTTTGCGTGTGGGAGCGAAAGTTGAGAGTGTGTGTTAAACCCGGTAAAGGTAAACAAGCAGTAGAGAAATTATTTATTCATAAATCAAGAGTATGAAAAAAGTAAATTACAAAGTGGGTGATATCGTAGAACTGGTAGACGGTGTACAATACGTGTATCGCGGACAGAATAGGAAACTAAGATATTATGTGTATGATCCGGTATTGCCGAACAGGTTATCGACATTCTTCACCTTGACAGATGAAGAGTGTGTAAAGTATGGTTATAATATAGGTGCGGTTCCGTTTGCCTGGAAAATGGACGCAAACGTAAAATTGGTAAAATGAGAAAAGTAAAGCTTATATTTTTCGAGCCGGGACAGAAGGCCGAGCACGAAGGCGTAACATACATAGCCGAGTTACAGGTAAAAGGCGGGCTATGCGCCGGGTGCGTGTTCAACAAGCGCGGCGAGCCGTGCGAATGTCCTAGGGGCTGGGTGTGTGTAGATGTAATAGACAGTAGTAACATAATATTTAAGAAGGTATGAAAAAGTTAATCAATTGGTGGAAAGCGTCTAATCGCTGGAAGCATTTCTTGTTTGCAATCCCGCTTGGCGCGGTGTGTGGCGCTCCGTTCACTACGGGCGTAGGGCTAGGGATGGAAGTAAAGGACCATTTGTACGGAGGGAAGGCTGATTTTGTGGACTTCCTTCTAACCGCGGTTGGCGGGGTGATCGGGCACGGCGTTATGTTGGCCGTTGGTTTGGACTATGTGATAGGGTATTTAATCAATTTAATATTTTAAGGTATGGATATAGCAATGATAGCTCTTGTTACGTCAATGGGATTAAGTTTTATCGGTATGGCAGCGGCAATAGTTTTAGATAAGCCGCGCTTAATAGATTTTTTCTGTTTGACATGTATGGCACTTGGAGGGTTGACCCTTGTGTTATGTTTTATAAACCTGTTATTAATTTAATATTTTAAGTTATGGAAAGTATGGAACATTTATTCAGAGAACAAGAGATGAGAGAACAAGAAGTAGCGGGCATCAGAACCGGACGTTTCAAGACCGCACTGTACCGCGCAGAGAAGGCGCAGTATAATATGCGTGTCAAGATAGATAAGGCGGAAGCCGAGCGGGTGATGGTTTATGCCGAGCGCGTACCGCGTACGGCTAAAGAGATTACGACGATCACGATTTACAGGAAGAGTGAGCCGGAACGGCGAGTGGACCTATCGAGAATTGAGGCGTTGCGTTTGATCGGTGAACTTAAAGAAGCATTGAAACTATGAGGGAGGAATTTATTAAATGGTTAGGACAAATGGTCCTGGCAATCGCGGCGGGGATCGCGCTAGGTTGTATTTTAGTATGTATCTTAAATAATTTATAATATGCCAACACCATATATTAAGAAGAAACAAAGAAAGGTGCTGCTTATCGAAGATATGGCACGCGTTTATAATCTTCATGCGTTTTTCATATTTAACTGGCTCGAAGCTAATAATGTGAAGTACGCCAAGGTGAAGGGCAAACCGTTTCACGCTGTAAATGCCGAGATATTCTGCGAGGCGATCCGGGACATAATGTACGCGGCTAGCAAGGTACGGGACGACAGGAATACCCGGACCGATCCCGAACGCATACCGACAGTAGAGAACATGTTATACCGTGACAAGGACAAGAAGCGCGTAGGGCCTTACGAGAATGACGATATAGAGAGGCCGATCTACACGAGCGGGGACACCGAGACGAACAAATATGGCATAGAAGTTTCAATGCTGTACAGGGTTAATATGTATTGCGACGGTAGCAGGACGCTAGACAAGTTGAACCACCGTACTCTGAGATGGGAAAACATAGAAAGGGCGGAGAAATGGAAATGTAAAGAAATTTTAGACGACTGGAAGGTTTTATACGGGTTGGTTATATAAGGATTGAGGGGTTAATGTATAAAAACGTTAACCCCTTTTTGTGTTAAAACCGTTAACACGATTTTGGCGCACTTCTCAAAAAACTTTGTGAGAAAAAACTTTGTGAGAGAAAACTTGGATTTTAACGGTATTTTGACTAAAAGGCCTGTTTTTGACAAAAAAGTAGTGAAAACGTCTTTGACAACTCAATTTCATGTTTGACGCCTGACCACACTCACAGGACGCAGAACGCATTTTTCAAGTTTTTGATGTCATAGGTTAAAATTTGTATCTTTTACACTTAACTCGCTTATTTATAGTACTTTATACTGTAATATAGTGTATTTGTCATAGATGGAAAGATATATACTAGTGGAGTAACTATTAATAAGTAATAATATAGTTAACATAAATATACTATTGTTATTTTAAATAATTTATTTACGGTATTTTTTAAATATAATCTATAGGGAAAACGTGTTTTTATCGTTGACATCGTTGACATCGGGCTGAAACGCCCTGTTCATCGGGGTTTTGGGTGTCAACGACAGTTTTGGTAGGTAGAAAGATGGTATTTTGGGCGGAAAAAGCGTAATTTTGTAGAGTTGTAAATAAAAATTATATGGCTATAAAGAAGAAAAAAGAAGTTATAGAAACGAAGGAAGCAGTACAGCTGCCAAAGCCCGAGAAGGTCAGGCCGGATTACGCGCACTTTCGTTTAGCTCCCACATACGCGACTACCAAGTATTTGGCGGATTCGTTTGAATACACCAAGTGTTACCAAGTCGCCACGGCGCATTTAGGTATGACGCCTATTTGGCAAGAACCAAAGGAACTATGGGAGGCATACGCGATATATTCGGCGTGGTGCGAGGCTACGCCCGTTATAACACAGGAGGCAGTCAAGTCCGGAAACATGGCAGGGACGCTCTACGAAGTGCCAAAGAAGCACCTTCAATCAGAAGGCGAGTTCTGCATGTTCCTAGGCGCTAGCGTCAGTTATCTAAACAGGAGGCGGGCTGCATACGCCGAGAACCTGAAAGAGTTCGATCTAACGATATGCGCGGACTTTATAGAAGTGATCGACAAGATACGCGAAGCCATCGCACAGGACCTCGATCAGGGCGCGACGGTGGGACAGTTCGACGCCAACTACGTTCGTGCGCTACGAGGCATTAAAACGCAGATGGACTACACGTCCAACGGTGAAGCCATCAAGGGCGGTTTGACGGTTAACGTAACCGATCCGAAGGTACGCGCGAAGGTTAGCTCGATTAAGAACTTTAAAAAGGATCACAAGGAGGATGATAAATAATGAATTGCACCTATGTATTTAACAAGATGATAGGACCGTTTTGCGACCCCTATATAAGAGGTATAGCAAGTAAGGGTGGTACACGTTCATCTAAGACGTGGAGCGTGCTACAGCTCCTCTATTTGGTTGCTAACGAAAGCACCGAGCCTCTTATGATCTCGTGTGTTACCGACACGCTCCCGGCCGTGAAGCGCGGAATGTTCCGTGACTTCCAGAATATGCTGTTAGACGAAGGGGTGTGGGACGACAACGCGCTTAACAAGTCCGACTTGATCTACACGGTGAAACCGGGCGTCTGCATAGAATTCTTTGGGTGTGACAACGCGTCAAAGGTACACGGTCCGGCCCGAGACATATTGTTCATCAACGAGGCGCAGCGCGTGCCCCGTGAGATATTCAGGCAGCTGGACGTACGTACCACGATCAAGGTTATTATTGACTTTAACCCGGTGCGGCGCTTCTGGGGTGAGACGGACTTCACAGGCGACAAGTACGTAACGATCCATTCCACATACAAGGATAACCCGTACTTGTCCAAGCAGCAGGTAGAGGCGATAGAGCGCAACGCCAAAGACGCTAATTGGTGGCGCGTATACGGTGAAGGGCTGACAGGCGGCCTGGAAGGCCTCGTATATCCCCAAATTGAGACGATCGACGCTTTGCCGGAGGATTTAACGGGTGAGGACGTTAAGTTCGTCACAGGGCTTGATTTTGGCTTTCAGAACGACCCGACCGCTATTGTCAAAATATACATGCGAGGCATGAACCTGTACATAGACGAAGTGTGTTATGAAACTAAGATGTTAAACCGCACGATCGCCGAGCGGCTTAAGGACGAAGGACTACACCGTACCATTACGGTATGCGACAACGCCGAGCAGAAGTCTATTATAGAGCTACGCGGCCTAGGCTGTAACACGATCCCCTGTATAAAGGGAAAAGGATCGATAAGGGCGGGCATCCAGCAGGTGAAGCAGTTCAATCTGTTTGTAACGAAGAGGAGCACGAACGTACTGGATGAGGCGGACAATTACACCTATGTCAAGGACAACCTGACCGACACGTACACCAACGAGCCAGTAGACGCTTACAACCACGCATTGGACGCTGTGCGTTATGGTGTTGACTATCTTATACGTAAATACCGCCCGAGATACGCAAATAATGATTAGATTTGCAGCATGAGAAATTTAAGCTTATACGACCGTGTTATGTCTTTGGACGACGGCGAACCCGGAACGGTGATTGAGTTAGACGTTTTGGGCGTAGTCGTCCAATTCGATAACGGGTATGAGACATGGCTAGAATATGAAGAACTAGAAATGATTGAATATGAGTAAAACAGCGTTTTATGGCGTGGAGTGGTTGATCCTGCAAGAGCAAACCAACTGGAGAGGGAAGATTAAAAACGTTTTCCGCCGCTTGTGGTGGAAAATTTGTGGGTATTACAACCGCAAACAATTAGAATATATTTGTAACTTGCATCCGAATTACAAGGGCGGCCTAACTTCTGACCAAGCAGCGACACTTAACGCGGTGGCAGGGTACGCGAAGGCCGACCCTTTTATTATAAAAAATGGTAAGCTCGTGTACCGTATACCCCGTATCGAGGATGTAACGTTGTGGCAGGTTATCGAGGCGAGAAGGAGCGAGACGGCAACGGAGAAGGTTACGAAGTGGTGTACGCCCAAAGAGCACAAGCCGGCCGAGTATGCGCCGGATAACGTCTACCATTTGCTTTGCGCTACTAAGTATATCAAGGAGCAGATCGAAACGGCGGACGGACTAGAAAAACGGTTGTTCCCTTTCGACGCAGGGAGCACGCCGGAAGACGATCCGATCAAGGAGGCGAAGAACGTGCTGACACTCGTACAGGCTACGGCGGAGTTATTCGCCTGTTCGTTCGAGGACGCGAAGCGGATCAACTATCTGGACGCTATGTTGGCATTGTCAAAGCGGCACGAGGAGAACGAGAAACAAAAGGCAGAGATGAAGAAACATTATAAATCATAACGTTATGGGTTTAAAAAAGTATGAGATTATTACAGTAGGGAGCGACAAGAGAGTACGCGCCCTTCGTTCGTGGCAGGTGGGAGACCGTTACGTCAACATTGGCGACGTGGGCGGTATCGTGTACGACGAGAAGACATTATCACAGGACGGTGCCTGCTGGCTGTTTAGGGGCAACTTCGGTTTTCCCGGCGCACGCATCGGAGGGGATTCGATCGTAGACGTAGCCGAGGCGGCACTAAGCACCACAGGCACGCCCGCCGTAGACATTTTAGGGTCTAGTGTCGTGGTCGGTAGTAAATTACAGTTCGCATTGGATCAAACATCAGCGGACGCTGTAGTACTGACAGCGGATGACTTTGAACAGGGGGACTACACGTTTGCGGTGGGTGCTAAAGCAGAAAATCAAAAAGTCAATGCTCCATTGGTAGTGCGGACCAAAAGCCCGATTTTCATGGGCGGCGTCAGTAAAACGCTTAAGATCGATGTACCGGGGTACGCGGTCCAAGCCTTTGGGCTAGATGCCGATTTAGTTATAGTTAGCGCAACCGCCAATACAGTAACGGGCGCAGGGGTCACATTATCAACTCCGGCGGCGCAGTATTGCGTTATCCGGTTGCGCAAAGACCCAATAGCCGCAACAGTCCCGGCAGACGCAACAACGGCGGCTGTTACGTTTACAGGCACTTATGAAACTAAACTTTCAATAGTTGATTCACGTGTTGAAGTCAACCCTGCAAACGCTACGGGCACGGCAACAATCATACCGGGTGGGACTTATACAATGACAGCCGGCGCGAAATACCCGGAAGCGATCATAAGAAATTCTAAGGTGTCTATGAACGTTCCGGCGGCTTCTAATAGTGCAATTAGGTTTATGGGTCAGATAATCGGATCGACTGCAATATTAGACGGCACGTCAGGGAACCTCCGGACGGCCGGGTTATACAGCAGCATTAAAAATCTAACGGTTTCTGGCGTATTAGACTCTGGCACGGGTGTAAGCGCGTATAACATTATCCAAGCTACGGACTGCGATAATTTCTCCGTATCGCCTACGGTCTTTCCGGGACTGGCGGCAGCCCAAACGGCTAACACGCCTTTCATCTTCCAAGGTTGTAACGTTCCGAACGGTAGGTTCTACCATCACGCGAAAATAGCCAACACTTATAAGAACGTTGATTTTGCGTTGGCGCAAGCTGATTTGGGTAAAATGACACCTGGAGGCCCCCTTGTAAGTTCGGAGGTAGAAGGGATGTATCGATTATTCCGTCCCGATGTGGCCGCCCTTGGCGCGCTAGTTGAGAGTTACGAAAGCGTGAAAAGTCTTACTATTACAGCGGTTCAAAAATCTCGTGGCATAACCATTTACAAGGACGCCTACTTAAGCGGACTGTTTGACATGGAAGGTACACTCGTGTTCGGCCACAAAGTACGTAGCCATCCATTGGCACAGGTTCTGAACGTTCAGCCGCGTGCGGTTCAAGGAACTGTTAACACCATAGTTATTGGCGAAACAATTACAGGGGTAACAGCAAATGCAAACCGTGTGTGTGTGCCGATCCCGTTCCGTGTTAATGGGGCAAAGGGCCTCACCGTCTTAACACCCCCCGCCGGCTTGCGAGTATCTGTATTCACGACAGACTTAAACAACGTCATTACATCCGGTACTGGCTGGGTTACCGCGGAAACGTCTCTATCGAGTAGCACGCAACTGCAATCGCATTTTGCCTTTGTATTGGTTAGTAAAGTGGGGGACACAGCGATCACACCAGAGGACATTGCAGGCGTTCAAATAGTGGTGTACAACGGTTGTAAGATCGTGAACACAGGAGCAACGGCGATTAACATGAAGGGCAATATCCGCGTAGAGGATAACGCTACAATCGTCAACGCTAGCGTTACCGGAACGGGCTACTTTGGTGGTAATTCTGTGGTGTACTATAATCCCGCTGTTTGGGCGGCCCTTGAATGTACCGGGTCGGCGTTCATGAAGGACAACGCGGTATTCGCGCCTACGTCGTTGGTCGGGTCTTGTGCGCTTGTTCACATGCAGGACAACGCAAAGTTTATCGGATCGGGTGCTAGAGTTAGTACAGAACTTTCGTTCATCATGAGGGACAACGCTATTATCGAGGGGGTCTCTAATACACGGTCGGCTGTGGTTATGTCCGGTAATGCTAAAGTAACGTCTACGGGGGCTATCTCAGCCAATAGTCGCGGCGTGCTCACAATGAAGGACAACGCTAGTATCGAGGCGGCCACAACCGTTATCGGGGCTATTACACTAGCGGGTAATTACAAGGGTAACGTAGTAAAAACGTGGACGGGCAAACGGACTATTACAGACGTAAACGCGCCGGAGTACGACAGCAACGTAAAAACTCAATATGAACATGAACATGACTTTTAAAGGGATACTAGATCAGGTTGGAACATGGGGGGCGCAGCATGCGCTTCCCGTATTCTTCGGAGATGAATCTACGCGTAATCGGTTGGCAAACGATATAACGGGTGATTTTATCTTTGTTGATGTGCCCGGAGGAAGGCAGGACTACAACGACTATGCCGCCGAGGCGTTCTCAATCACCGTGCTTATCCAGGTACTAGGCACTTCGCACTACGAGCGTGACGATATGTCCGAGATCGATGTACTAGATAGGACGTTCACAGTCATAACCGACATAGCGAAGAAGGCGGTTTGCCTCTATGAGTCCGAGGGTGCAGCAGTGGTTAAACGCCAAAACATTTACGACAGTCCAAAATCGGGCTGGGAGATAACACTAAATCTATCTGAATAATGGCACGTAACGCGATGTTGGAAATAGAGGTGCTGCTAACCAAGCTACGGGACGACATAGAAGCGTCTTACAAGGCTAAAGGGCTGATGGCATCCGGTAACTTTGCCAAAGAACTAAAGTTGGTTGTAGGCGGCAATAACGCCCGTATCACCGCACCGCGATATGTCGGAGCTATGGAAGGCGGACGCATTGCGGGAAAACGCCCACCGTTGTGGATCATACGTAAATGGATCGAGGACAAGAACAGGCAAGGCGCGAACATACCGCTAACCGCTGCATATCCGATCGCGAAAGCTATCGGAGAGTTCGGGATAAAAGTACCAAACAGCCACAACCCCGGCGGCGTGGTGTCGGACGTACTCAACCCTGCAAGGGTCTTGAAGTTACAAAACGAGATAGTAACTATAATTAGATATGCCATTATTGACACTTTAAATATTAAATGATGAATATATACATACCGATAGCAGATGTAACACTAACCGACGGGCAAACCTATGACGGGCAATTACCCGTGTGGGCTACGCGCCCGCTAATGGTGAAGGTGACAACGGGCACAAACGAGCCTGTGAATATTACTGTGAGGAACAGCGGATCACCCGTTAAAACGGTAACTTTGCCCTATCAGCAGTACGGGATGGAAATAGACCTATCCTTTGCCGCCCCTTTGCTTAAGCGCGCCGACCGTAACAAGTCGCAGGGTACGCCGTGGTTTATGCAACAGGAGCTATTGTTTTGGGTTGATGATCCGGCGGACTATATAACTATTCCGGTATTCCATTGTGATCTTACATACTGGGACACGCTAGGAGTAGATGCCGCCCTTCCCCAACCGCCGAAACCGCGCATACCGGGGCAGACGCTAGACATATTCTTCCCCTACATTATACACCCGTCTGACGCGTTATCCGTTGAGGTTGAACCCGTGACGGGTGCGCCTAGTTCGGCGATATTCCCTACTACCTATGTACTGGGAAACACTATCGATATAACGTATATAAAGAAGTTGACAATTAAAAACATTTGGGGTAACGGGCTGGACCAAGTGATTAACTATGAAGACCGCCTAATGTCTGACGCTATCTATGATACCGGGCTTCAATGCGCTTTGCGTGCTAGATGGAACATGCGCAATGGTCAATGGTTTTGGGCTGCATTTAAGGATTACTTTTGGTCTAATAAGTTCACCCCTATCCGCGGTCGTGGAGGCGTAACAGAGCAGGCCGAAATCACTATAAACCTAGAGTACGGCGAAGAGTGGTACAACGTCTACCAAGAGTTGTTGGTATCGTCTAACGTCGTGTTCGAGTTGAACATACCGGGTATAAACCAATACCAATCGAAACGCTTTAGAGCCGAGGTCGTGGGCGACACTGGCGCAAGATGGTCAAACAGTACTAAGACGTACAGACAGCAGGTAAGGTTCAAGACAACGGAACTACAAGACAACTACATGTTTCCACTTTCACCGGACCAACCGTCTACACCGTCGATCGCGTTTACAGCACAGAAAAACCCGTGGACGGTAGGCCCGGCACCTGCGGTAGGAATTACTAACAGCATATACAGCAACGCGGCATGGGAGGTGCAAAGCGGGCCTAGCTGGCTTACTGTGACAAATGGCACGACGCTATTAACGCCGGACGACTTCGAGAAGGGGGGAGCCAATGTAGCGGTAGGTATCTCGTGGGACGCGGCAAAGAACAACAATTCGCGAGTAGTAAGATGCAAAAAGCTATATAACACGATGAGAGAGATATACCGCATTATCTCATATGTTCCGGGTTATAGGGTCATATTCGTTTATCTCAACGAACTGGGTATAATAACCGGAGGGGGGAGTTCATACCCTATCAACGGCCAAGTTAACACTAATACAGCTCCTAGGATAGCGGTTATGTTCCATCGGGAAGACCTTGCCGATATGTCACCTTCTGAAGTTAGTGCTATAAACGCCTATTGGGGAAAACGTTATCACCAATTCCCCGCGGGTAATTCTAATCTCACCGCGACGGTATCCGCCAACACGGGTGAAGCAAGAACGGGTAACATAGTCCTGAAGAGTTTAGCAGGGGCTACAACGTACAATATAGCCGTTACACAAGCCGGGGTTTCGGGTAACGTATCGGTTGATACCCCGACGATCGCAGTGGGGTACGTTAATTTACCTGTTTCCGTTAATGTAACTTCGCTTGGCGCGTGGTCTGTGTCGCAGCGGGATATGTGGATCACTCCGAGCGTTACAACAGGCCCGAACGGAACAACCGCCGTAACGTTAACGATCGCAGACAACACGAGTAACGACGCGCGTACCGGAACAATAACGTTCCGCAATGGCCAAACCAATGATATAGCAGTAGTTACAGTTAACCAAGGGGGCCTACCGCAATCTATCCTTCTTAGTCCTCTTAGGATCACCGGACCTAAAGCTGGGGGAAATGTAACCAAAGAGGTCATAGTAATAAGCCAGCATAGTTGGGTGATGGGTAGCGCGCCTAGCTGGGTAGCAACTAGCCCCGCAGCAGGGGCGGAGGGTCAGACGGTTATAACAGTAACGTACGACACGCCGAACAACACAGGCGTAAAACGCAGCGGGTATTTGAGACTTGAGAATACGACTACGCATGAGATCGCAATTTGTTTAATTGAACAGGAGGGATAAAAATGAAAATAGTATCATTAAGAGTTAACGGTAACGACATAGACGGACTAGATAACGCAACGGTCAAAATCACATTAAACAACATTTCCCCGGTTACTATGACCGGGGACAGCGTAGCGTTTAGTGCTACGGTAAAAGTGCCTAGAACGCCCAACAATGACCGGACGTTCATAGGGCTAAACAAGGGGATTCTAAACTGTGAGCATTACATAGCCGAGGTATTAATAGCGTCTATTCCGTTCAAGTATTACGATTATGTGTCTGACGAGCCTACGCAGTTCTACGCTAAGGTATCAGCGTCTCAAACGGAGTACACTGTCAACTTGATCGAGAGTACAGACAAGTGGGCCGACGTTAGTTTACCAATATCTGCGCCACCCGTTTACAGGGCGGTACAGGGTGGGGAGGTAGCCATCAGCGCGGCCGACCTTTCCGAACTAGTAAGACGATACGTCACGTTTCCGCAAGGCGTGCTCCCGGCGATACACCCGGAGACGAGCGACGGAACAACCGTGCCGGACGCGTTATCGCAACAGGCCTCTATCATGGTGAAACGGCGCGATCTTACATGGCAGGGAGACGTAGCGACGGGATCGACAAAGCTAGTACCGCAGAACTACACGAAAGGGCGCGGAGGGTACATATATCCCCAAAAAGCTACCATTGTGATGGATAACGCTAGTATATATGCGAACGCTAGTTTCTTTGGAGATAGACCGGGCAGATTGCCCGCGGGGTTCTTTATTGCATCCGGGGAGGGACAAGCGTTCTACTTGATCGTAGAGTATGTTGGCGCGCCGCTTATTCCGGGTACTAGGCCGGGCACGATCCAATTACAGGGCAACATATCAGGTATCGGGCGCTCTGTTTCATTCTACGGGACGTTGACGGATCGCATTTGGATTTACCGCTCGGTTATCAATCAACAAATGACAGTGTACCCCAAACAGGACTCGCACATACAGTTAGTCGCTACTATCTTAGGAGAGACCCGTAACGACTACTTTAAGTTTCCTGACGGTTACTCGCCGGAGGAAGTTATTAAGTGCGGAGAGGGTAAAATAGTCTATGATGCAGCAATTGCACCCGAGCCTAAAACTGTTTACGCTCAACCGGCGGACTTCCCCTATAACGACGTAAAAAAGCTAGTTGATGATATGTGTACGGCATGGCATTGGAGGAAAATTTACCGCAATGGTACGTTACATATAGAGCCGATAGTAGATGCCGACCTACGTGATGGTACGTCGGCGGCATGGGCGCATATACACGACTGGAGCGACAAGCTGCGTAGTGTCGAGACGGTAGACGTTCCCGACGAATTCGCGGACCAATACGTTTGTACGGTCGGTTCGGAAAAATTCAGTTACAGCAACGGGCCCGGAACGGTAACACCCGTTAAAGAGGCGTACAAGTCTGGCGTTAAATACACGTATGATCGGATGGTGTTTCCGAATATGGCGCTTACCAGTATATTCACCGCACCATCACCTAGCCCGTACATCGTCTACACACACTTCATATATTACCCGTACATAAACCGGCATTTCAAGATGTTCAGATCACGCGTACAGGTGAAGATAAAAGCGCAACTAGAATACGCGGACGTTGAAAACCTTAAATTAGGGGATGCGTACTACTTTTCGCAGCTGAATAGTTGTTTCTACATTAAATCTCTAGGCGAATATGACGTAGCAACCGGGAATTGTAAGCTATCTTTGTACAAAATGGATTTAAAGTAAATTAATATGGCGGATCAAGTAACACTATTAGACCTTAATTTCGGCACGTCTGAAGCCGAGAAAGGACTAGACGCGTTAATAGCTAAGAGTATGTCCCTTGCAAAGACTAAAAAGGATTTGCAAGCGGCCTACGCTTCTGAAAAGAAGGAGCTAGACGCGTTAAATCAGAATTACGCGGACGGTCTTATACAGCAGGACAAGTACGACGCGACGGTTAAGAAGCTGAATAAGTCTCTGATTGAGACGCAAAAAGCGATACTGGACAATACCGAGGCGAACAAGCAGAACAACGCCGAGATCAAGTCTACAAAAACGCTTCTCGACAATGAGGCTACGAGCGTTAACGCTTTGCGTGCACAGTTGGCGCAGAACACCACGGAGCTAAACAAGATGAGCGAGGCGCAACGGACCACTAGCAAAGAGGGGCAAGACCTAACCGAGCAGACCAAGGCGTTATCGGACAAGCTTAAGGAGCTGGAAAAGTCGGTAGGCGACAACCGCCGTAACGTTGGTAACTACGCCGAGAGTGTTAAAGACGGTATACTTCAAACGCAGGGGCTGACCGGGGGCACTGGCGCGCTAGTGGGACAGATGAAAGGCGGCATCGCCGGGGTGCAGGCCTTCAACGCTGCATTAAAGGCCAACCCTATTATTTTTGTTGTGTCTCTCGTCTTAACGCTTATCGGCATTATTGAAAAGCTGATGAAACGCAACAGCGAGTTAGCGACTAGCCTGCAAGCGGCGTTCGCTCCGTTTAAAGTGATTTTCGGGCGTTTGCTGGACTGGATAACCGGATTGTTTGAAGGTGTGGCGTTCTTGCTTGAAAACCTTGCTAAAGCCGTTACATGGCTCTTGGATAAGCTAGGGCTTATCAGTGAAGAGACGAAGAGAGCCGCGGCGGAAGGTGCCCGGCTGGCAGGCGAAACGCAGAAGATTTACCAAGCTGAAACGGCGGCACTCGTACCTATGGCACAGATGCGGCGCGAGATGGAAGAACTTAAGACCCTTGCAGCCGACCAAAACAAATCAGCGGCGGAGCGTACAAAATTGCTAGAACGGGCTAGGGAAAAGTTGCACGCTATCCGTGATATGGAGTTGTCGGTACTGGACGCTAAGTACAAGCAAATCAAAGCCGAGAACCAATTAGGCTATACAAGCGACGAGGACGCACGGAAAGAACAGGAAGCCCTTGCAGCGCTGGAAGCAGCGCGCGCCCGATACGCTACACAAGAGAAAGAAATGGCGGGGCAGGTGTCCGGCTTCATAAAGCAAGAGAGGGACAAGCAAGCGCAGTACGCACAGGCGGCAGCGGCGAAAAAAGCGAAGGCAGCAGAAGACGCGGCGAAGCGGGAAGCAGACGCGCAAAAGAAGGCACAGGACGCTATCAAGGCGGCACAGGACGCGCAAATGAAGAAGTACAACGAAGCGGTTACCGCAATGCAGCTGGACATAGCACAGCGCGAAATAGAAGGGGCTAACATCTCGTTACAGGAACTCCAAGCGGTCAATGATAAAAAGATCGAGATAGAGACGTACAGACGCGCACAGGGTTTGATTGGAGAACAGGAGTATATTAACAACGTTCGCCAACTCGAGTTGGAATACGCCGCGGAGGCCAAGGCCCGGAAGGACGAGGAAGATCAGAAGGAAAGAGACCGTCAAGCGCTCAACATGGAGAACGACCGCGCGCTAGCTGATATGAAAATGAACAATGATTTGGAAAGCCAACTTGCGAGACTGGACGCGCAGAAGGCTGCCGAGATCGCGAACGCGGAAGCGATCGGAGCGGAAACAACCGCAATAACCGAACGTTTCGAGATAATGAAGGACGAGCTTAAGCGGAAGTACTATAACGCGCAATTGGAAATGGCAGCGGGCACAGCCGGACAACTCTCTAGCTTACTGGGCGAAGAGAGCGCGGCGGGCAAAGCATTTGCCACGGCGCAGGCTCTTATCAATACTTATTTGGGCGCGTCTAAAGCACTGGCGCAGGGCGGTATATGGGGTATCGCGCAGGCGGCTATCGTAGTGGCGGCGGGTATGAAGAACGTTATGAGCATCAACAAAACCAAAGAGCCGGACACCAAGATCAAAACGAGCGTTAAGAAATACGCGAAGGGCGGACAGATTTACGGAGCTAGCCATGCGGCCGGGGGTGTAACGTTCACCGGATCAAACGGGCAACAGTTCGAGGCCGAGGGTGGAGAAAACATGTACATTTTGAACCGGAAGGCCTCCGGCGCGATTAACGCGTTATCAGCCCTTAACATGGAGTACGGCGGGCGTTCGTTCGGTTCGTCCGGTGTGTATCGGTACGCCAACGGCGGGAAAATAGACGTAGGCGGCGGTGCGAGCATGCAGTTACCTAGTAATTTTAGCCTATCAAATGACAGCTTGCGAAAATTAGCGGCGATTATGTACGATTCAGTGGCTAGCGTTCCCGCTCCACGGGTGGCAGTTACCGACATAGACGAGGGTCAACAACAATATAACAGTGTACAAGTAGCGGCTAGCCTATAAATCATAGGTAAAGCCGCGGCTTCGTGCCATTAAATAATATATCTTTGTACCAATAATACAGTAATATATGAAAATATTTGAAAAGTTACGCATTATAGAAGCCGGGGAAACCGCAAACTACTATGAAGAAGGGGGAAAGACTTATAAATTAGTCATCTCTGCTAGTGCTTTCCCGTCTCTAGTGGCTTTAGGTAATTCCCGGCCTATTCACGCACGCCGCACTCATAACGGCGCAGACTTGCTTGACGGGTATATAGGGCATTTTGCCGACTTCACACACGACGAAAATGCCGTTTACGCTGATCTGGTTATGTCTGAAGCTTTGGAAAGCGCGTATCCTAGCGAGTATAATTTTATGGTTGCTATGATTGAGAAAGAGCCGGAGCTACTAGGCGTATCGGTTAATCAGTCTGATGTTAAACAATTGGATGAAGAAGCGCAAACCGCAACCGTAATAGAAGTAAGAGAGTTATTTAGTGCCGATTTGGTGGGACTTCCCGCGGCTACTAGTTCTTTATTTAATAACAATTTAAACAAATTATCAATGAGTAAATTTTGGACGAAATTAGCCGAGCTGGTTAAATCAACTAAGCTGGCTAGGGAAACCGTCACAACCAAAGAAGGAAAAGAGCTTGTTATTATCGCACAAGGCGAGCAGGCGGCTCTAGGTGACGAAGTACAGGACGCCGAAGGCAAACCCGTAGAAGACGGTGATTATTACATTTCGATCGGTGAAGGCGAGGACATGATTATTTCAGTCGTAGCCGGGAAGATTTCCGACGTTAAAGAAGTGGAAAGCGAAGCTAAGCCCGAGGAAGAAAAGCCGGAAGAGTTAGCAACCGAGGAAGAAAAGCCGGAAGAAAAGCCGGAAGAGGAAGAGAAGAAAACCCCTACACCGGAAGAACTTGCAGCGATCCGCAAAGAGGTTACTGAGTTGAAGAAAACCGTGTCTGATCTCAAAACGCAGTTAAGCAAGCGTACTGGTACACCAGCAGCAGCAAAAACAGAGCTGAAGACCGAAACTAAGACCGGAACGAAATTGAGCCGTGAAGAGGTTCAGAAGGCCGCAGCAGAAATGCGTAAAAAATTCAAATATTAATCTATTAAAACATTAAAATTATGGCATTTACATTTAGCGATTTAAACAAATTGAATATCGACAGCCTAGCCGATGTTATTTCTTTGACACTTGGGCTGGAGGGCGAATTGTCCAACGGCGTAACCGTGTTGGCAGGTATTGAGAAGGGCAAACCTATCTTGACTTTCACAGCAACAGACAAAGCGGTAAGACGTTCCGCGGGTTGTGATAGCGAATACAAGTACAGTTCTTTGCAGGACAAGGTTAAATACTACGATCACGCACAGATTGAGTTGCCTATCGTGGTTTGTCTGCAAGACTTGTGGGGCAAAATGGTTGCAAAAGGTGTTCACCTTTCGGCTGATTTCGACCAAACACAGTTGGCAGCGTTCATGCAGAATGAAATTCTGAAAGTTCTTGAAGCTGATATGTTACGTCTCGTATGGTTGGACGGTCTGAAAGCAGCTGATACAGCGGGTGTATACACCGTGTTTAAAAACGGTGGTATCATCAAGCAAATGCAGGCATCAACCGAATCTATTAAGGCCCTTGTTCCTTCTGGAGCTGGTGCTAACGTTTTGGAGTGTCTGAAATGGTGTATCGACAATCAGCGCGCCGATCAATTGGATGATTCAGAATTTTATGTAACTAGCAACATTATGCGCGCTTACAAGGACTTGGTAGAGGCGAAAGACAACCATTTGGCACAAGCTAACATGGAGAATGGCAAACCGGCGTACTACTTCGAAGGTTACAAGGTGAACGAGTTGAGACACGTATCTAACAGCGCTAAGGGCGACGCTTTGACAGTTCAGTCTTTCATTGCTTTCTCTCCGAAAACTAACATTCAGTTGGCTCTTGAAGATGCAAGTTTGACTATTGATCCGTTCATCCGCGATGCTAAAGACCGTAAGTATTACAGTACTACAGTTTTTGCGGCTGATGCTATGCTTGCAGTTCCGGAGTATATGAAATTGTGCACCGCAGCAAATGTTTAATAATTAAAACAAAGTTTAAATGGCTTGTATAAAGACATTAGATAAAGCAATTACCTACGACTGCCAAGCTGGCAGCGTAGGTATCGCTGAAATGTATCTGATTAACTTCGACGACGTAACGGCCACAACCGAAGGTGTTTTGTCAGATGTGCTGACGGTAACCCTAAAATCGGGGGCAAAAACTGTCCCGGTTGATGCGTACAAGAACGGCGCAAAATTGACGGAAGCTCTAAAGCTATCAGATGTTTCGGCAGGTTTGGATCAGACTATCATGTTTACACTCTATGATAAGGCCGCAAATAGTCGGGCGATTATTAGGGCACTAATGAGCGGGCGTTTTATGGCAGCGGTTAAGCTGAATGATATTAACGCTGTAAAACAGTTGGTAGGTTATAAATGTGGGCTTGAAATTTCTCAAGCTGATACGGATTCTAGTGCGGCAGGTGGTTTTACTACGATCACTATTAAAACGCCGGATGACGCTAGAGGGGAAAACCGATGGGGGCTGAACGATACAGCATGGAACACTATTGTTTCTGCAAAACTAGTTTAAAATATGGGATGCTTAAATAAATTAAATAAGGCGATCTTAGTAGATTGCGACGGAGGGGCGGCGGGTATATCCGAAATGCTTCTTATCAATTTCGCGGATATTGCGTCAAAGAGCGTAGCGGGCGGTACTGCAACTATAACGCTAGCCGCTGGCACTAAGGCCGTGTTGGTTGAGAGTAACAAGAAGGGTGTAAACGCTACGGAGGAAATAAAAACAAATGATAACGCGCCAACAGCATTAACGCAGGCGGTTATGTTCACACTGTATCAAGGCAACGTAAACGGAACTCTGATTGTGAATCAGATTCTAAACGGTACATTTTTAGCGCTTGTTAAAACTAAGGCGGGAAGAATTCGGGTATACGGGTATAATTACGGTTTGAATGCGACTGCTATTTCGGAGGATCTGAACGCGAACGGCGGTTTTACCACGATCACGCTATCGACATCAGAAAATGTTATTGGCGAGACTCGACTAACCTTTGCGAATGGTGATTATAGTACATTGAGAGCCGCGGCTATCGTAACAGAATCATAAAGGAGGATATTATATGGCATGTTTTAAAAAATTAACAAGTGATATTAGTTTCGATTGTACAAATCTTGGAAACGTCGGGGGTACAGGAGAAGTTGATGAAGCGATCATTATAAATTCTTCCGACATATCCACTATTTCGGAGACGGTAAACGTGGGAACTATTACTATGTTACCGGGCACCAAAGGATATGTAATTAACTCTGTTAACAACTCTGTGATGTATCAAGACGCTATTAAAGTGAATGATACAACCCCGCCGGGAGAAGATCAAAGCGTAGTTTTGAAAATGCTAAGAGCACCGGGCAGCTTATCCGGGTATCGCGCAATATTGACACAGCTATTAACGGGGAATTTCCGGGTAGCTTTCAGATCGAAATCAGGCGAATATTTCCTAGCAGGTGCGTTTTGCGGTTTAGAAGCGTCAGACCTTGCAACCGATTCAAGCACTGGCGGCATTTCAACGGTGACACTTAAAACGCCGGAAGCGGCTACGGGCGATAAACTTTTAACGCTAGCTAAGGCAGATTATGACGGTCTAAAGATACCGAAAGTTTAATAAATTAAAAACAATTTAAAAGATGGAAAAAATTACAGATATAGGGCAGATCGTTTCATTGTGTCAAACAATGACTAATCTAAAATTGGATATTGTGTGCGGTGCGGATCGCCTGTTTGCACAACGTTGGTATGAAGAACGCTATTTGACAGGTGTACACACCCGCTATGTGATGAAGCCGGGGTTGTTTATCAACTCGATTGAGGACGGAAGAGTGTACCGCGCTTTCAACACAAGCGACGAGAAGGCCGTGGAGTTCATGGACATGAATGAGAATTACAAGGACTATTTTATAGACTTGCAAGCAGAACCGGAAGCGCCTGTAGAAGGTGAACCGGAAGCGCCTGTAGAAGGCGAACCGGAAGCAGATCCAGAAGCCGTTCAAGTAATGGCAGCTGATGAACCGGAGATGACCGAAGAAGAGATCGCCGCGGCTAAACGTAGCGAAGCGGCTAAAAAGGCCGCGGCTACTAGAGCAGCAAACAAGGCAGCGGCAGAAGCCGAAGCAGCCGAGGGTCTTAAGGAGTTCGAAGAGTAATATTTAAAAATGTAAATCAATGATCGCAGCAAAGAAAATAGAGTTAATAGTACGTAGGGCACTAAATTTAGTGCCCCGTACTTCGGAAGGGGTGGTTAGTTACGATGTAGACAACTTGTACCCGCAACGTATCGCGAATCTTATCGACGCTAGCAAAACCGCTACGGCGTGTTGCGACAAGGCAAAGGAAAATATCATTTGCGAGGGCTTTGTTAACGAAGAATTTGCAGCGAGAACTAACGAGCACGGGCAGGACATGAACGACGTTTTAGAGTTCGTAGCCGACGAGATACCGAGATATAGAGGTTACGCGTTAATAGTACAATATGGCGGCGATGGTCGCCCTTTGTACTGTTATCCCGTTCCGTTCGGTTATGTTCGTGCCGTTCTTAACGAGGACTACAAACGCGATTCAATCGTACGGAAATGGCGTGTATTTGATAACTGGGAACGCGAGATGCTGAAGGACACGAACGTTAAAACGGGTGTTGTTTATCCTAACTTCAACCCGAAAAACTTTTGGAAAGAGTGTGAAGAGTACGGAGGTATTGAAAACCATCCGGGACAACTCTATTACGCTAACTTCTCAAACCGTCGCCCTTATCCGATCAGCCCGTTTCACGCGGTACAGCCCGAAATGGGAGCAGAACACGGGAACGCCTTGTATGTCGAGAACGTTCTGGCGCGTGGATTCCACGCCTGTAGCGTCGTATCGCATGGGATGTTCCAGAGCGATCAGGAGCAAAACGAATTCCGGGACGCTATTACCGAAATGATGGGGGTAGAAGGAACTGGCGCGGTTCTCACGGTAAGAGACGATAATGTAGGTATTACAGAGAAGCCCTTTATCCGGGTGGATCAAATCGGTACGCCTATCGATTCCGATCTGTATAAATCATATTGCGAGCCATTGCGGAAAGACATCGCTATTTCTTGCTTCACTATTCCGATCCCGCTTATTGATTCGTCATTGATCAGCTTCTCGAACGCGTCGGGCGAAGTGGTTAAGGAAATGCAGCGCGTTTACCGCCGCTCTTTGTCGCGCGTCCGTGATAAGATTTCCCGCGACCTAGCCTATATATTCGACATAGACCCGGAACTAACTAAGATTAAAAACGATTTGGAAGGCGATGCGGATAATGTACCCGCCGACCAAGTAATAACAGATTAATATGGCATACCCGATCCAATTACTACGAGATTTGTTTACGATCGCGAAGGACGTTAAAGATAGCGACATCGAAAAAGCTTTTTACGAAGCCGACATGCTTGACATGTCGCCGCAACTTCACCGATCTTATGAAGAGATACCGCCGGAATACTTAGTTGATTCCCCGGCGCTTACAGGAGCTAATAAGGTATTATGCTACTATGCCTTTGCCCGTTACTCGCAGACAAGCGAGCAGCAGAGCACGGCGAGCGGCCTAAAAATACAAAACTATAATGGCAGCTACGTTCTAGCTGATGATAACAAAGCGAGACGGTTTGAAGCCGAACGCGGGAAAGCTGATTTATTTATAGTCCCGTTAATCAAGGCGTTTAAAACCGCCGGACTGATTAAAGAGGAATGTTCACACAGGGTACAATCTAGGATATGTTTAATAAAATAATGGATGGAGTTTTTGATACGGCGCGTGTCGCGTCTTTAGCTTTCCTGCTAACAGTTACTAATGATGTGATGACTTTCTTCGTCCTGACAATCTTGTTCGGCACGTTGAATTTTATAGTAGGACTTATTGCAGGTTTACGGGCTGGTGAAAAATACAGCCACAAAAAGGCTTTCCACGCCTTTTTCGAGTATGCGATCGCGGCGATTGTGATTCTATTCACGGCGGCAGGCGCACGGCTTATAGAGCCGGAAGGGAACTATACGGACTTATTACGATTACTTACAACGCTTTTCGCGCTGGTGTATTCCAAGAATATTATCCGTAACTTTAAAAAGATCCAACCGGATAACGAATTTATAGCGGTACTGGATATTCTGATTAATACAAAATATTTGGACTTTATAAAAAATTTGAAAAATGCGAAATTTCACAATTCAAGAGCTAACCGCATCAACGACGGCGGCGGCGAAGAAGATCAACAACGATCCGACACCGGAAGCAGCAGAGAATCTGAAGCTGTTAGTTGATAACGTGCTAGACCCTCTTAGGGACGCGTACGGCAAGCCGATCCGGGTTAATAGCGGATATAGATCACCCGCGCTAAACGCGGCGGTGAGAGGTTCTAAAACGTCGCAGCACTTGAAGGGGCAAGCGGCGGACATTACAGCGGGAAGCAAACAGGAGAATAAGAAACTCTTTGAACTGGCACAGGAACTCAATTTGCCGTATTGCCAGCTTATCGACGAGAAGAATTTTTCATGGGTGCATATCTCATATGATAAGAACAACGTGAAACGTCAAATTCTGCACCTATGAAAATAACATTAAATAAGATATTGGTGTGTTTAGCGGTCCTTCTAGCCATTTTGCTGTACGCGTCGTACAAGACAGTACAGAAACAAAGAAAAGAGCTAGAAAGGCAGGAAAACAACCTCACCGCGCTTAACACCGAGGCCATAGCATTCAAGACTACGGCAGGAGATTATGCGGAAAAGGCCAGGCAGCTAAAGCTAGAGAAGGACGAGCTAGAACTATATAACGCTGATCTATATAATAAGGTACGCGAGGCGGGAATAAAGATACGGGAGCTTAAGAACGCTACAAGGGCCGAGACAGTTACCAAGGTGGACACTGTGGTTAAGACGGAATACCGGGACGGGAACAGAGAAAACCGATTTGCGCACTATTTTGACGGATGGAACGATATACAAGTCGAAGCCCGGCCGGACACAACAATTATAAAATCTAGTAGTGTTGACACGATCGACGTGATCGGATCAGTCAAACAAAAGCGGTTTTTATTCTTTCGGATCGGAAAACCGAAACAAACGATAACCGTATCGAACAAAAACCCAAAATCTAAAATACACGTAGAATTCTCAGCAGAATTCGACAAATAACGCCTTTCATCTTTTATAAACGACCTTTCATCTTTCGCACTTGAAAACTCAAAACGCTGATTCTTAACGAGTTGGCGTTTTTGCTTGTGAATGATTAAAATTTGTATCTTTCGCACTTAACTCACTAATAACTAGTACTTTATCATATAATATAGTGTATTTGTCAAAGATGGAAAGATGATATATAAGGCTAACAGATAAATATTAGATAATCTATAAAATATGTAAATATATGAATTAATATGTGAATGAATTTATAGAAATATTTAAATATAAACTAATAGAGAAACTATCATATATCTTTCACACTCCGCCCGTTTTTGCCACTTAACTAGCTGATACGCACACAGTTAGGGCGTGAAACATCCGCTTAAAAAGGGCTATTTACCATTGACACCGTTACTAAACCTTCAAAACCGTTAATCAGAGTTAAAATACTAAAGTTTTTTGGGAAATAGTTTTGTAGTTCAAAATAAAGCTGTACCTTTGTAACATCGAAAGAGAAATGAGAGCGCCGCCAATCGTAACCAAAGGGCGCGAGACAGGAAACACGGATGGTATCCTAGTTCATTTGAAAAGACGGTGCGGTATCCGCTTAATTGAAGCTATAAAGCCTGAATCTCGATCGATAAAACAACTGAAAAGCCTACTAAATTTGTTGAACTATTCCGATACCGGAGAATCGTTTTAAACATTACTAGATATGGCAGCAATAGACATTTATAAGTTAGAAGCGTTCTTTTACAAGATTATACGGGAGAAGGTTAAAGCGTGCAAAACGATAGGCGAGGCTACAATGCTATATGGCTATCCGGGCAATTCGAAAATGGTGTTCGAAGATTTGCAACGAGAAGAAGAAGCCGGAAAAAAGTTTAAGTATAAAATTCGGGGCTTTATAATTCCACACGCCAAACGTTACGAAACTATTTTCGAACAGGCCCGGCGCGCCGCTTATTCCGATCACGTACAAACTTATCGAACGACTGACAAATTGAGTTTTAAATTTAATGAAAAGATGAAATGGAAAAAGTAGAACTTATCACAGTGGCGGAAGCCGCCCGGTTAGCGGAATGCACCGAAAATGCCATACGCTACCAACTCAACGCCGGAAAGCTGACACGGTACGAGAACGGCACGGGCAAAATCAGAGTTAGCAAAGAAGAACTAGTAGAAACAATTTTTAATTTTAAGAAAAAATGAAAGTAGTAATCGAATTAATCGGAAATGAGAGTAAACAGGATTTGTTGGCAACGTCTAACTATTTGCGCGAGCTGGCGGGAGAAGCCGTACCGGAAGCAACGGAACGTAAAACCGATCTTGACAAGTTAGCGGACGCGGTTGTAGAAGCAACAAAGGTGAAGGACGAAGAGAAGCCTAAAACAGTGGCCGAGATGGTAGAATCTGAACGCGCAAAGACCCGCGCTAGACGTGCCGCGAAACCTGCACCGATCGAAGAGCCTGCAAAGGTAGAAGAGCCTGCAAAGGCAGAAGAGCCTGCAAAGGCAGAAGAACCTGCAAAGGTTGAAGAACCCGAAACGGATGCAGCATCTTATACGATCGACGATTGCAAGTCCTGGGCTATGAAGGCACTAAACGCTAAGAAACGCCCGATTGTACAAGAAGCATTTGAAAGCGTAGGCGCGTCTAGTTTCCCGACGTTGAAGGAGGAGATGTTTAACGATTTTGTTGCATACATTTCAAGCCGTTTATGATGGGACACGCAGATAGAGACCACGCGATTTTATCGCCGAGTAGCGCGAAACGATGGATAAATTGTACTCCATCGGCGCTACTAGCCGAAGCCGCCGGAAGCAAATCGAGCGTTTACGCGGAAGAAGGCACACTGGCCCACGAAATAGCCGAACACGCTTTGGATTATTACATAAGAGGCTTATACGACCCGATCGTCGACGAAGAGTTACCCGTCAACGATGAGCACATCAAAAACCCGCTGTTTAATACCGACATGGCAAATTATATCCGCGACTATTGCGATTATGTTATTGGCGAAGGGTACGAGATGGCTAGGGCGGACGGTTTTAGCGAAATGTTCCTAGAGAGAAAGGTAGACATTACAGACTACGCACCGGATTCGTTCGGATCGGTAGACGTAACACTGGTATCTGACAAGACGATACACATTATAGATCTGAAGTACGGCGCAGGCGTTAAGGTGTTTGCAGATCATAACGAGCAAATGATGTTGTATGCTTTGGGAGCTTTGAAGGCGGCAGCGTCGCAGAACATAACCAATATTCGAATGACGATCGCACAAGTCAGATTAGACCACTACGACACGTTTGAGATGTCAAAGGGTGAGTTACTCGACTGGGCGGAGAAAGTCCTGAAACCGGCCGCAAAAGCAGCAATACAGGGCAAAGGGAAACAGGTTATTGGAAGTTGGTGCGGTTTTTGTCCGGTTAAAGCCCAATGCAGGGCGCAACGTGACGCAGTACTTGCAGACTTCGACGAAAAGCCCGAACCCCTGTTATTATCTGACGAAGAAGTAACCGACCTTATCGGTAAGATCGACACGTATAAGAGCTGGATCGAATCAGTAAATAAGTACGTCTACGATAGAGCGATACAGGGGCATAAATGGGAGGGCTACAAGCTAGTAGCCGGCCGGTCAAGCCGAGTTATCAAGGACGAAGCAAAGGTACGGCAGGCACTCCTAAACGAGTTCCTAGAGGACGAAGTACTAAACATCAAGCTAAAGGGTATCGGAGATCTCGAAAAACTGTTAGGTAAAAAAGTATTTAGCGCAAGATTTGGAGACGCGATTGAATCGCGGCCCGGTGCGCCGAAACTAGTGCCGGAAAGCGCTAAGGGAGTAGAATACAGCCCGCTTTGCGACTTCGACATAGAAGGCTAACGGAAGTTAAAAAACAATTAAAGAATGTATAAACGGTTTGAAGTTTAAAATAAAGCAATATCTTTGAACCGAAAACAAATTAAAATCTTAAAAATTATGAGTAGAAAATTGATTTTAAAAAACGTGCGTTTCTCTTATGTAAGAGTTTTCGAAGCCGAACAGTATCAAGGCGTAGGTGAATTTCATTACAGTGTAACTTTGTTGATCCCCAAAACTGATACGGCTTTGATTAAGCAAATCAATGACGCGGTTAAGGCAGAAGCACAGGATTATTTTTCAAGGGACCCGAAATTCAAGGGACGCGTACCGGAAAATTACAAAAGCCCGTTACGGGATGGTGATGCGCCGGAGAAAGAAGGACAAGCCGGGTATGAAGGATGTTACTACATTACGGCGAAGCGCAAAGAGGAACACGGGAAACCGATCGTAATCGACAAGGGTAAACGCCCGATCACAGTGAAAGAAGATTTGTATTCCGGATGTTGGGGAGTAGCTTCCATCTCAATCTACGGTTACAACATGAGTGCCGACAACCGCGGTATAACCTCCGGATTGAACGGGATACAAAAAGTAACCGATGACGATAGACTGGACGGCGGATCAAGCGTCAACGACTTCGAAAATATGGAGGACGAAAACGACGACCCGTTCGGAATGAACGCATAAAACAATTATTTCAAGTATAAACAATTAAATTAATTATTAATCAATCTCGTTAAAACAGGTGTAAAATGATTCTCAAAAGCCGTGCCGAGTAGAAGCGGCGCGGCTTTTAACTTTAAAACCCCTAAAAACATGAAACCGATTTATATAGATTTTGAAACATTTTCCGGTGAGGATATTAAGAGCGGCGGGGCGTACCGATATACGCAATCGCCCGACTTCGAGATACTTCTTATCGGTTACGCGATCGAAGACGGAGACGTTAATATTATTGATATGACGCAGCCCGGATCGATCATAAAATTCGCCGCGTTTGCCCGTCTCATCTCTTCGCCCCAATATACGATAGTGGCACACAATGCCCAATTTGAACGCCTGTGTTTGAAGGCGTATAAGGTAGACATTCCTGCGGAGCGTTTCCTATGTACCGCAACTATGGCATTATACGCCGGATTCCCCGAAAGCTTGGGAAACCTTTCCAAAGCATTGGACTTGAAAGAAGGCAAGAAGGGTACAGGGCTAGCCCTTATAAAGTTCTTTTGCCAATATCAGAAGCCGACCAAAGCGAACCCGGAAGAGTACCGGAACTTGTCAAAAGATTATCCGGAAAAGTGGGAGGAATTTATAGACTACCTTCGTTATGATATTCTTTCAGAACGTGAAGCACTGGCACGCCTAGATTATTGCAAGTTCCCACAGTCGGAAATAGACCTGTACAGGCTGGATCAAGACATTAACGACAACGGTATAGCCGTAGACATGGAACTAGCAGAACGCGCGGACGCCCTCAACGAGGAGTTTTGCGAGGAGCTGAAGAACCGGATTAAAACTAAGTACGGCATATCCTCTTTAAAGTCCACAATGCAACTAAAGGACTTTGTAATGATCCAAACCGGAAAGTCTTTCGATTCGTTCCGCAAAGAGGACATAGAGCAGATTATGCAGGAATGCGACAACGAACGAGTAGACGAGGTTTTGAACGCCCGGAAGATCATAAACAAGACTAGTAACGCCAAGTATACCGCGATGCGCAATTGCGTGTGCTTCGATGGACGGGTACACGGTTTGTACCGTTTCTATGGAGCGGGCCGTACTGGAAGATGGGCCGGTAGACTAGTCCAAATGCAGAACTTGCCGCGTAACTACATACACGACCTGGACGGCGCACGCGATAATGTTAAACACATGTGTTTGGCAGACTTTGAAACGTTTTGGGGAAATGTGCCTGACACGCTATCGCAGCTTATCAGAACAACGTTCGTAGCGCCCGCCGGCACTGTATTCCACGTTGCCGATTATTCGGCTATTGAAGCCCGTGTACTGGCGTGCCTATGCCGTGAAGATTGGCGTATTGAAGCGTTCCGCAACGGGAAAGATATCTACGTAGTGTCTGCAAGTATGACATTTAGTTTGCCCGAGGATCAATGCGGAAAAGGTACTCATTACCGCCAACAGGGTAAAGTGACAGAGCTAGCGCTAGGTTATGCCGGTTGGGTGGGTGCTATGGCTGCGATGGACTACGAGAATGCGATTGACCCGTCGTTGTACAAGGATATCATATTGAGATGGCGCGCGGCTTCTCCACGAATAGTTGAGTTTTGGGAGGCGCTGGACAGCCGGGCGAAACTCTGTATTCGTAACAAGAAAGACGTGGAGGTTATCCGGTACGGTGTACACGTTTGTACTTTTCAATGGTTTAAAGAAAACAATTCTCTAGCAATTTTATTACCTTCGGGCCGTCGTTTGTTTTACCCGTTTTGCCGGATCGCCACAAAAAGCGTGAACGGACGAGACAGGGAGGTTATAACATACAAGGGGCAGACCAATGGAATCTGGGTGAGTCTAGACACCTACGGCGGAAAGCTAGCCGAGAATATTACGCAGGCAATCAGCCGTGACCTTTTGGCATACGGTATGCAAGAAATTGTAAAACGTTACCCGGCTGTTAAAATCGTGGGACATATCCACGACGAAACCGTTAACGAGACCCCGCTAGATGTTTTTGGCGAGCCGACCGTATCACTAAGTGAGATTTGCGAAGCTATGGCCGCTACACCAAAATGGGCCGACCCGTTCGGTATTCCGCTAAAGGCAGAAGGATTTACTAGTAATTATTATAAGAAAGATTAACATGGAAAAATACACCTTATCGCTTGCAGGTTCTTCGGCTTCATTGAAGTGGAAAGCCGTACGTATGACTTGGGAAGCATTTTTGGAAAGACTAGGAACGCCCGTTATCACTAACGAAACGGTACGCGAGTTCGATAGACTGGACAAGCCCGCTAAATCATCCTTGAAGGACGTGGGCGGATTCATGGCTGGCGAGCTTTCCGGCCCGCAAAGACTTAAAAAGGCCGTTATGTCCCGTTCAATGATCACGCTAGATGTAGACTTCGGAGATGATCTTTTCCCGTTCGATTTTGCAGATCGTTTTCCGGGTGTGGCGGCAGCTATTTATACCACTAGATCAGACCGTCCCGGATCACGCCGTTACCGTCTTATTATGCCGTTTAAGGAAGAGGTTACGGACGTTACTATGTACGAAGCCGCGGCGCGTAAAGTAGCCGAGTTGTTAGGTATTGATCTATTCGATAAAACAACGTTCCAACCGGAACGTATGATGTACTGGCAATCTCTTTCCAAAGATCAAACCGGACTATTCGAAGTATTCGAAGGTGAGCCGATCAGCGCGGAGTATCTAATAGGTTTGTACGGAGACAATGAAGAATGGCGCGACGTGCGCAAATGGGCGTTCCATTCAGAAGTAGAACGTGATACCCGTGCCGTTATTAGTAAAGAGATGGCGAAAGACCCCCGCGATAAAGGGGGTTTGGTAGGCGCTTTTTGCCGCTCGTACACGATACAGGCAGCAATAGACAAATACCTTTCAGACGTTTACACAGAAGCGGAAAACGGCCGCTATACGTACGTTCTTGGATCGGGTGCGGCTGGCTTAGTTGTGTATGACGACGTACTTTGTTTTTCTCACCACTCAACCGACCCGATAGGAGACGGACACGCATACAACGCTTATGATTTGGTACGTGTGCACAAGTTCGGGCACCTGGGTAAGGAAGACAGCACCCGCGAGATGAACAAGCTAATTTGCGCCGATAAAGAATGCGTTAAGGATATGGTAGCCGTGGACGATGATCTAGCCGACTTCGAGGAGTACACGGACGATGTTAAGAGCGACGCGCAGACCGCCGAGGAACTTGTTTGGGACTTGGATAAAAAAGGCGATAAGCTGTGCACCGTGCGTAACTTCGTTAACGCTTTCAAATGTGACCCGCTATTAAATGATCTGCTAGCTTATGACTTGTTTCTCGATACGATCGTGTACACCCGTACGCCGTTCTTCTCGAAAGACATCAAGAAGGGTGATATGTTGGACGACACAGCAGTAGCAATTATCCGTGGACGTATAGAGGATTTGCACGGTATTTATAATGACAGCAAATTAAACGATGCACTGGAAAAGGTTTGCAGTGAAAACGCTTTCCACCCTATCAAAAAATATCTAGAGGCGCAAAGGTGGGACGGCGTGAAACGTATTGATAATTTCTTAGTTGAATACATGGGCGCAGAACCTAGTATATACGTTTCTGAGGCGTTCCGTAAAATGTTGGTTGCGGCTGTTGCTAGAGTTTATGAGCCGGGCCGCAAATTTGATACGGCGCTTGTTATGTATTCAGGACAGGGCGCGGGAAAGTCCACGCTTATACAGGCGTTGTCTAAAGGGTGGTTCAACGATTCATTAACGGACGTGTCCGGGCAAAAAGCATACGAGGCGATACAACATGCTTGGATCGTGGAGCTAGCCGAGTTGTCAGCCCTTCGCCGTTCGGACGTGGAAGCCACGAAGAACTTTATTAGCAAGCGTGAAGATACGTATCGTAGTGCATACGCCCGCCGGGTAAAGACACACCGCCGACAATGTGTATTTTTCGGGTCTACAAATGATGATGAGTTTTTGAAGGACAAGACCGGCAACCGCCGTTTCTTTCCGATCGAGGTTTGCGCCAACAAGAACACGCACAAACTTTTTGAAAAGTCTTTCGAGGCGGTGGTAGACCAACTTTGGGCGGAAGCAATGGAGCTGTACATGTTGGGTGAAAGCCTTGTTTTGTCTGACGAAGCCGAAGCGATTGCCAACGAGGGACGTGAAGAATTTACAGAAGAAAGTCCGCTAGTAGGTATTATAGAAAACTACGTAGATAAGCTTTTCCCGGCCGACTACGAAGATCGCACCGAACAACAACGCGCTGACTTCCTATCCGGATCGCTGGAAGAAGTGGGAACGGTTCAAAAAAAC